GGATGCGGCGGCTGAACAGGCTGCGGCACAGGCGGCGGCTAATATGGCGGCGGCTTTTGATGAGCCTACTCCTGCTGAGATAGCGGCGGCGAATGCTGCTGCCCAGCGCGAGGCTTATGATGATGATGAATACACGGTTATGTCACAACCTGTTGCGCCAGCGGTAAATGACCCGACTGGTTCTGAGATAAGTTACGCGGATATTTTGAGTGGCGCTGGTGTTTCTGATGAAGAGATTGACAGTATGCGTGAGAACATACTGACTGGCGATACTGATACTGGTTTAGAGCCTTTGGATTTTAGTTTCTTGGATGAAACGAATGAGCTTTTAACTGAGCTTGGCGTTGCTCCAATTGATATTGCTGCGCTTACCAAGGTTGGTGACACGGGTATTAACCTTGAGGGCGCTAATACAGCACCTGCCGCTCTAACTGAGATGGCTCTTGGCGGTGATGACGCTCCGATTACTTATGATGGTGATCAGGCGTTGGGTGCTTCTGGTGGCTTAGATAGTAGTCGTTATGACTTTGTTGATGACTTGCCTGATGATGCTTTAGATTTTGTTAATGACGTTGGAGCCACTGACGACGATTTGGCGACAGACTTTAGCGTAGTTCCTACTGACGACAATGTTGAACTAGAGGCTTTGATTTCTGAAAGAGATGCTTTAGCGGAATCACTTGTGCCGAATGAGGCTTTAGTTGAGGCTGGCAAAGATTTAGAGTTTCAAAATTATCTTGATGGCTTGGTTGATAGGGACTTCACTGACCCTGATCAAACTGGCTTGGAGGCGTTTGAGACGGCTCAGTATGATGCTGGTGACTTCACAGACAACAACACGGTTGATGATTTCATGACTGGAAAGACAACCAGTGAGATTCAAGCCATCGAAGATGCGGCAAATATTTTCCAGAATGAAGGTGCTGAGGCTCTTGGTGAGTTCAGAATGGACTTAGGCATGAGTCCCATTGAGCCTTCAGTGGCTTCTGACGAAGCAATAGCTCGTGCTGAGGCTGACATGAGTGGCTTGGATATTATATCTGATCAGAACAATGTTGGCACTGGCGCTACTGAGACGAGCGATATACCCACTATAGAAGAGATTAATCAGACTGCTTCTACGGTTACTGGTCAGACTGGCTCTGAATTGTATCTATCTGCTATGGATAAGGTATCTGATCCTAGCTACGATCCTAATAACAGCAACCTAACAACTGAAGAGCAATATGCCCTTTATGGTGCTCGCGGTAGAGCGCCGAATGCGGCTGAGACGGCTTATCTGAATGACTTGTTGAGTGATGCTCGACACAAAGAGGATGTTATCAATCCTGACACTGGAGAAGTTATTGCCAAAGCTGGTGATTATGTGACCAAGCAGGGATTCATGGATCAAGCTGGGGACGTTGTAGTTAATTTAATTGATACGTTCTTGAACCCATTTAGCATCTTTGGCGATCAGTTCACCATTTCTGGCAACAACAAAGCACGCGTTGAAAAGCAACTTGAGGCTTACAAAAACGGTGGAACGTTTGTTTATGATGAGAATGGGTCTGTAGTTGGTGTTGCGGAGCCTAACTACGATGCGAGTGGTGATGGTAACAACGATACTGTTGTTATTTTCGATGAAGAAGGTGAGATTAAAGTTACTGGCGATGGCCTAGACACTGACACTATTGAAATATCAAATGAATTTTCTGAAGAAGACGATCAAATTGTTATTGTCGAATCAGACTCAACTTACACGAATCCTGAAGACGAAGGTGGAGATGTTGTTGTAACCACGCCTACAGTAGAAGTTGATAATGACAACGACGACAACATTCCGATTTGTGAAGAGGGCTTTGAGTTCGATCCGGTAGAAGGCATTTGTATGCCTATTGATGAAATAGGCGATGGCACTGGCGGTAGTAAAATTAAACTCAAGAAAAGACCTACACGAGAGACTAATACAACACCTACGCCTGACCCAACGCCCACGCCTGATGTGGGTGGCTTAATTATTCGCCAACCTCAATTTAACAGAGGTGGTGTTGTAACGCGTAACATTGATAAGTTTGCCAATGGCGGTGTTGTGACTCCGAATATTGATAATTTCTTAGGTGGAATGAGACGATAAAATGAATGACCTTAGCGACTTTTCCAAGTTTCTAACAGACGAGGAGTTAGCTAAGGTTGCTCCGATGCTTGAGCGTTTAAAGACGCTTGATAATCGAACGGAGAAGCAGAGTACATTTATAAATTTTGTAAAGCATGTTTGGCCTCAGTTTATTGAGGGCAGGCATCATAAGATTTATGCTGAAAAATTACAAGCTGTAGCGGATGGTAAGTTAAAGCGTTTAATTATTAACATGCCCCCGCGTCACACCAAGTCAGAGTTTGCGAGTTATTTATTCCCGACTTGGCTGATGGGCAGGCGACCTGATTTGAAAATTATTCAAGCAACGCACACGGCTGAATTGGCTGTTGGCTTTGGTCGTAAAATTAAAAACTTAATTGAGAGCGAGGATTTTAAAGATGTTTTCCCGAATGTTAGCTTGGCTACGGACGCTAAGGCGAGTGGTCGTTGGAGTACCAATGGCGGTGGTGAATATTATGCGGTGGGTGTGGGCGGCGCTTTGGCGGGTCGCGGCGCGGATTTGGCGATTATTGACGACCCCGTTTCGGAACAAGACGCGTTAAGTGTTACTGCATTAGATAACATTTACGAGTGGTACACTTCTGGTCCCAGACAGCGTTTACAGCCCGGTGGTGCGATTATTATCGTTATGACCCGTTGGAGTATTCGTGATCTGACTGCTAAGGTTTTAAGCAAGCAGAGTGAAAAAGGTGCTGATAAGTGGGAGATTGTAGAGTTCCCCGCTATCATGCCGTCTGGCGACCCGTTGTGGCCTGAGTATTGGAGCTTGGATGAGCTTGAGGGCGTTAAGGCGTCTATTCCTGTTGCCAAGTGGAATGCTCAGTATATGCAGAACCCTACTGCTGAAGAGGGTGCGATTATTAAGCGCGAGTGGTGGAACATGTGGGAAGACGAAGACCCACCCGCTTGCAGCTATATTATTCAGAGTTATGACACTGCGTTTAGTAAGTCTGACAGGGCTGACTACAGTGCGATTACGACTTGGGGTATATTTCACAATGATGAGACGCGAGAGGATCATATCATCCTTTTGGACGCTGAAAGAGGGCGCTGGGAGTTTCCAGAACTGAAGGAAGAGGCGTTAAAGTCTTATAAATTATATGAGCCTGACATGGTTCTAGTGGAGCAAAAAGCGAGTGGAATGCCATTAACTCAAGAGCTTCGCAGGATGGGCATTCCTGTAACACCATTTACTCCGAGCCGCGGTGCTGATAAGTTTACTCGTATGCACGCCTGTGCGCCTGTGTTTGAAAGTGGCATGGTGTGGGCACCTGAGACGAATTTCTCAGATGAAGTTATGGAAGAATGTGCGGCATTTCCCAATGGTGAACATGATGACTTGGCGGATTCGATGACTCAGGCTATACTACGATTCAGACAGGGTGGTTTTATCACCACTCCGAGTGATTATGATGATGAAGAAGAGGCTGCTTTTATGCGGCGCAAACGCGAATATTATTAGGAGGCTTTTATGGCTGATCAAAAACAAGCAATTATGAAGGCTCTGAAGCAAGCTATGGGCGGTGCGCCGATGAGTTCACCAAGACCAAAGATGCGCCCTGCGGGTCTTGCTAGGGGCATGGATGCAACTCCAGCGGAGATTGCTGCTTTAGAACGTGGCAATCGCATTCAAATGATGGAAGGCCGTGAGAACGAGGCAATTCTTAAAGGCGAAAAAGCCATTTCAGATGCTGATAAAGCAAAAATACTTAAAATGATGATGGGACGAATTAATAAGTCTCCTGCTGGCATGATGAAGGGCGGCAAGGTCATGAAGTATGAAGATGGCGGCGCTGTGAGAAATAAAAAGGTTAAGAAACCAAAGATGGGCTGTGTCATGAAGGGACGCGGCGGCAAGTATAAAGGACAAAGCTAATGCCAAATATGTCAAAAAAATATAAAGGATTTTCAAAGTTACCTGAAGCGGTTCAGCAAAAGATGGACCCTGAAGCGGCTATGAAGTATATGGAAGGTGGCGCTGTAAAAAAGTATATGGGCGGCGGTGCTGTTAAAAAATATGGTCATGGTGGCAACGTTGAGAAAGACGGCGTTATGTATGAGCATGATCCAGAGCCTCAAAAGGCTTCCACAAAAGGTGGTACTGGTGGCGGTCATTCCCGCGGTGGCGGTGCTGCTATTAGCGGAACCAGATTTTCTGGAGTAAAATAATGGCTAAAATCATCATTAACATTGATATGGAAGAACTGAAGTCTGGCGTTAATCAACTCGTTGATGATGATATGTACGATGATGATATGATGGAGGAGGAGATTTCTTGCCCTCTATCAACTCAAGATTCGTCTATTAACGATGAAAATCGTGAGTCTGCGATCAAAGACCAAGATTACGGCGCGGCTGAAAGTGACAAGAATGTATGTGGTACATGCGCTTATTATGACATTCGCGCTTCTGTTTTGGATTGCATTGATAACGGAATAGGAATGAAAGAAGACGTTCCTGTAGGTTACTGCACCGAATTAGACTTCACATGTATGGCGGAAAATGTCTGCAACTTGTGGAAAAAGGGTGGCCCTATCACAGATTTTGACAATATTAACACTCTTGAGCCGATTGAGGGTAACGAGAGGGACATTTTCTAATGGCTATTGAGCAAGGTTTAGGTGCTGGCGGCACTCCCGAAGAACCAGTGATTGAAGATACAACTCGTATGCAGGAAATACCTGAGCTTCCAGCAACTCCGGGGATTACTGAATTCGATGATGGTAGTGCCGTTGTTGGTGAATATGAAGAAGAGGGTGAGCCTGTAGCTGACGTTCCTTTTGATGGAAACCTTGCAGACGTTATTGAGGAAGATGAGCTTATGGCTATATCTTCTGATATTGTTAACGCGATTGAAGATGACTTTGCGGCACGCCAAGACTGGGAAGATACATACAAAAAGGGACTAGAGTTTCTTGGTATGAAGACTGAAGAGCGCAGTGAGCCTTTCGAGGGTTCTTCTGGTGTTATTCATCCTTTGCTTGCTGAAAGTGTTACGCAGTTTCAAGCGCAGGCTTATCGTGAGTTATTGCCTGCAACTGGACCTGTTCGTACCGCCGTTGTTGGCGCACAGAATGAAATGCTTGTTAAGCAGTCTGAGCGTGTCAAAGACTACATGAATTATATGATTACATATGAAATGGAAGAGTACGATCCTGAGTTGGATCAGATGCTGTTTTATTTACCTGTGATTGGATCGACATTTAAAAAAGTTTACTTTGACCCGCTTAAAGGGCGTGCGGTCAGTAAGTTCATTCATGCTGAAGATGTGATTGTGCCTTATGGTGCAACTGATTTAATGTCTTCTCCGCGGATTACGCATCGTTTGAATATGGATTCGAATGATGTTCGAAAGCTACAACTTGTAGGATTTTACAAAGACATCGAACTTCCAAGTTCTTCCAACTATGACGAAGCGTCTATGGGTGAGGTTGAGGAGTCTATTGATGACATTCAAGGCGTACATCCATCTGGACCGTCTGAGGATATAACTCTTTATGAAGTCCATACGTCTTTAGACATTGAAGGTTTCGAGGATATGGGAGAAGACGGCGAGCCTACAGGTTTGCGACTTCCTTATATCGTCACGATCATTGCCGATTCTGGTGATGTACTATCTGTTCGTAGGAGCTACGAGGAAGCTGACCCGATGAAGCGTGCGAAGCAATACTTCGTGCATTACAAGTTTCTTCCGGGTCTTGGTTTTTATGGCCTTGGCTTAACACATATGATTGGTGGTTTAGCCCAAGCATCTACGTCTATTTTGCGTCAATTGATTGATGCAGGCACCCTCTCCAACTTGCCAGCAGGCTTTAAGGCCCGTGGCGCTCGTATTCGTGATGAAGATTCCCCCCTACAACCGGGTGAGTTCCGCGATATTGATGTGGTTGGAGGCACCCTGCAAGGCTCTTTGATGCCACTCCCCTTCAAGGAGCCTTCAGGGACGCTTTATAACCTTCTGGGAACGCTTGTAGACGCTGGGCGTAGGTTCGCATCTATGGCTGACATGAAGGTCGGTGAGATGAGCGGTGAGACGCCAGTGGGAACCACTATGGCGATCATGGAGCGTGGGACAAAGGTTATGTCTGCGATCCATAAGCGTTTGCATTATTCTCAAAAGATTGAGTTTAAGCTGCTTTCTAAGATTTTCGCTGAAACTGTTCAGGCGTACCCATATCCTGCTGATATGCAGATGGGTCCAGAAATATTCGTACAGGACTTTGATGCTCGCATTGATGTTCTTCCTGTGTCTGATCCAAACATTTTCTCTATGTCCCAGCGTATTGCGTTGGCGCAGACAGAGTTGCAAATGGTTCAGTCAAACCCGCAGATACACGGCGGTCCACAGGGCTTGTATCAAGCGTACCGAAAAATGTACGAGGCTCTTGGTGTGACTAACATTGATGGCATCTTGCCACCGCCTCCACCACCACCTCCTCCTGTTAATCCATCGAAGGAAAACCAAAACGCTCTTATGGGCGCTCCTTTGCAGGCATTCCCACAGCAAGACCACGAGGCTCATATAGAGGCTCACATGGCGGTTATGTCTACTCCAGCTATGCAACTTAACCCTAATGCTATTATGGCGCTACAAGGCCACATACAGGAGCATATAGGGCTACTCGCAGAGGCACAGGCGCAACAAGAAGTCATGAGCCAGATTCCACCAGAGCAAATGCAGATGATGCAACAGCAAGCGATGATGCAGCCACCACCACCTCCGGGTCAACCTCCTATGGACCCACAGCAACAAATGATGCAGCAAATACAGCCTCAAGTTGATGCGATGGCGGCTCAGATTATTGCTGATCTAACCGAAGAACTTGTTCAGGCCATGACGCCAGAAGAGCAAGGCGATCCTTTGGTAGATATAAGAAACCAAGAGCTTCAACTGAAGGCCGCAGATTTACAGCGTAAGCAAGAAGAGTTTGACGCAAAACAGGCATTCAATGAAGAGAAGGAGCGCAGTGACGTACTCATAGCACAACAGCGTATTGATGTGTCCGAAGCCGCTCTGGAAGACAAAACCAGAATTGCTGAAGAGAGATTGCAAACACAGCGTGACATTGCTTCTCTAAATGCAATGAGCAAAGGATAGTATCATGACATCAACTGTTAGAGCAAAAATGGCGCAACAGGAAAAAGAAAAGAAGGTAGCCCAAAGGCTATCTGAAAATCCTGTAGAAATGGTAAGGGCGCGTAATAAAGATGGACACTTCGTCAAAGATGACCCAAGCACGCCAGAAAACGAAGCGTGGGTTGAAAAGCCAAAAGCCAAGAAAAAACCAGTCGCAAAGAAAAAAGCCGCCGCAAAAAAGTCTAAGTAGGTTTAGCAAAGCGGCAAGACCCCAGAAGTTCCAAGGAATTTTCTGATTTTCTGGTATTTGTACTTGTGTTTCCCGCACATTAGCATACTATATGTTGTATGGACGCACTTAATCTTGCAGAATATTTATACAAAAGCATACGCGAGCGCGATGTGCGTCTTAAAGATAAGCTCGCGGATGGTTCGATACAAACTTTTGAAGAGTATCGGTACATAGTAGGTGAAATACGCGGCATGGCCTACGTTGAAGATGAACTTAAAGCCGCGATGAAAGGCATAGAGTACGCAGATGACTAGCAAGTTATTTGTGCCTGATCACGTTGCGAAGGCAGCGCAAAAGGCCATAAAAGAAAACCCAGCAATGCCAAAGCCTATTGAAAATGCTTTTGGCAAAAGCTCAGAAAACAAAAACGAAGATGATCCGTCACAGATGGAGTCTTCATCACTTGAGAGATTGCCACAGCCAACAGGCTATCGCGTTCTTATCATACCATACTATCCTAGCGAGAAAACAAAGGGCGGAATTATTGTTCCAGACGCTGTTCGAGAGCGTGAATCCTTTGCTACTGTA